TAAGTAAAACGTTTACTTAGATATTTGTTATAACTTGATTCACTATTTCTAACAGTCGGTTTAATAACGTTCGTCTGGCTACTATTAGAAACGTTAGAAGTTGGAGCATTAATCATTGCGCCACCTTTCTTACCATCAACCTTTGCCTGTTCATCAGCGTTACCTTTTGATGCATTATATACTGATGCGCCACCAACAGACATAGAACCGCCAGCAGCAGCGAACTTAGTTGCTTGTTCCCACGGGAAGTCCTTAACAGCCTTCATTGAATTAGAGTCTACTTTACTAAACTCTTTCATGGCTCCAGACATTGAAGTCAAACCATCAGCTGCGTCTTTAACGCCAGCGCCAACTGTACCGATCTTAATAAGTTGTTCAACTGGTGAGTCTTGACCCATCGTCAATAGGTTGCCAACTAGAGTACCAAGACCAGCTACTGCTTGACCAGCGCCAAATGCAGCAATAGCAGCACCCAAGGCAGCTACACCACCAGCAACCCCCATTAATGCTCCACCGTCGATTGCAGCTAATCTTTCTAGACCACTTGTGAAGGTTTCAAGACCTTCACCCATAGACTGCATTGCAGCGCCAATAACCCAAACAGCAGCGCCAAGTCCAGTCATGGCCAATGCACCGAGTCCAAGTAATGGAGCCATTGTACCTGCTAAAGCGCCAGCGCCAATTAGAGCAGCGATTGTAACTCCAGCCTTACCTAAAGTTTCCCAGTCTAGATTAGCAAAGTTTTCTAGTGCTTTACTCATACCCCAAACAACTGCTGTTAGTAAACCCATAACAGCGATACCAGCAACAGTTTTAGCAGAAGCAAACAGCTTGATACCTTCAGATAATCCACCAAGGATACCTTTGAAGATAGCACCGATACCGTCACCAATACCTTTACCAATAGCAGAAACGCCAGAACCAAGAGCACCCATAGTGTCGCTGATACCAGTTGCTAGTTTACCAATACCGCTCTTTGGTTTAGCGGATCTACCAGAGTCTTCGCCACCACCAGCAGATGAACCAGTAATACCAGCCATAGCAGCAGTATTAGCTGCAATCTGTGCTAGATAATCCGTTTGACCACCAGTCAAACGTAACATCTCTGATTGGTTTTCTTTACTAGCTTGTTGTTCAGCTAGTAAGTCTGTTGTTGATTGCGCAACTTGCCCTTTATCTGAAGGCGTTTTAGCCAACGGTGCGCTCTTGAATGCAACGTTACCACCCATCTTATTATTGGCATCGCTTACTGAAGTAACTTTATCTAGACTGTTCATCTTAGCGAGAGATGATGATCTTCTCTTGCCTGCATCAGAAGCATTAATCTGTTCTTCAGAAGCACCCATTTTTCTTAGGCGAGCAATATCATCGCCAGCTCTTAGAGCATTCTCTTTGGCGCCTCTACGTTCTTTAGCGTCTTCTCTTAATTGTTTTGGTGTTTTATCTGAACCAAGAGCCTTCATACGTTTAACGTAATCAAGGTCTTCCATCTTATTTCGGGCACCCTTGAACATACTAAATGGTCCAAGCATTGCCTTCTTAATGGTATTTGGATCAAGCGCATCGGAGACATTACGCTTTAGATCTTTGAATCTATCGCCAACACCCTTCCAGTCTTTGTTGCCTTTTTGTAAGGCTTCGATCTGTTTGCTCTGTCCATCAGAGATTTTCTTTAGAAATGCCGCTTGATCTTTTTGTAGTTCTAGTTGAGCTTGCTGAATCTTAATAGACATTAAGACTTTAGCGTCACTTTGATTAGAAGCATCGTTACCTTGAGCGGCAACTTGGATCTGTTGAAGTGCTTGGGACTGTTGGTCCAATACAGCTGTGATTGCACCAAGCGAACCGTTGGCGGTTTTAACGCCTCTGGCTACACTTTTCATTGGTCCCTTGCTACTTCTTTTAGGCATTTCTTATATCCTCTTCTTGGATTCGATCCGTTGTTTTTCTTCTTCTAGGTATTGGACTAACATATGCACATAAAGCTCTCGTTCAAATGGCAGCATATCTTCCAACTCTGCTAACGAATATTTATGATATTGCATAAGTGCAAAGTTCATACGATAGTAGTTCTGCAGAGATTCATGCCCGAGAGCCATTAGAAAAAACTTTGTAGACCTTCCAATACCTTATGGTGTTCTTTACCGCAGATCGGGCACTTGTATTCAACCTTAGTTGAAATCTTAGGCATAGTTTCAAAGAACTTTTGAATCTTACCGAACTGTTCAGTTGTTAGGTTATTCAAGAACTGTAATAGTTCTTCACGTTTTGTTTCATGACCATAGTATACGTCTTCGCCATCATAGATACAATCAATCAGGTCTGCGACTAGATCGAAGACTTGTTCAATATCATCAGCGTCTTTTAACAAATCTTGAGTTTCAAGAGTTGGGTACTTCATGATTAAACCAACTTTGTTAAACAACTCAATCTTGTTAGTGTGACCTTCTGGTTTAACAACATTCAAATCGCTGATGTTAATAGTAATCTTTGAACGTGCTTTTTCGTTTTGTTCACCATGATCGTCATCGCATTGGAAAAGAAGGTCAATGGTTTCACCGACTGACTTACCTCTAATCTGCAAGAACATGTATTCAATATCAAAGATTGCTAGTTTATCTACATCGAACTTATCTTGAATCACGCTAGTGAAAACGTTCTTCAATGTATCAACCATAACTTTAGGGTCTTCAGATTGCTGAGCAATTAGAAGTGCCTTTTCTTCTTTAACCACAAACGGTCTAAAACGTACAGTCTTCCCAGAAGATGGGATAGTCATGTTGAACGTTGGTTGTGTATTCATTGGTAAAGCCATATTATTCTCCTGTCATTTTCTTAATCATTTTACTCAAGTCAGATGTGCTACCAACGAAGATAGCATTATTATTTGTGACTTCTTTAGAAGCTACACCCTTTACAGGTTCTTCAAGTTTCTTTTTCTGTTGGTGTACATCCATAAGCTGTTGGTTGATATCAGCGAGTTGTTTCATCAACCCACCTACAACTTCAAAAGCTCTTGGATGTTCACTTTGCTTAGCAACGGATAAAGCTGTTTCTAGAGCAGCCTTACCTTGTGTAAGAAGTTCGCGGAGGTTATCCCTCGCGTGATCATAGTCGTCTTCTATTTTAGCAGACGTGTGTTTAGGTTCACCAGTTGCTGGTAGAACCTCCACCTCTTGTTCTTTCATAGGTTCAATATCAAATATCTTTGACAAAGACTCATCAGTATTCATATACAAATCCAAAAATTAAAAACGAATAGACGGGATTCTACTTGTAACTTGAGAGAATCCACGCATAGCATATTGTCCAACTGCGCCAGTAATGAAGTTACCAGCCTCACCCAAACCTTTACCAAACTTCTCTTGGAAGCCTGAAAAGTTGTCGAAATACCCTTTGAAACCACCAGCAGTCTTTTCTAGCTTAGTGTATGGGTCTTGTTCGATAGGAACAGCATACCAATACTTATATTGGAATGTAACATCCAATCTCATTGTATCGCTGTTGTTTTGAGAGTCCAACGAAACAGCACCAATTGATTTGGGGTATGCTTCATAGAGTTGAACTAGATAAGTTGACTTATCTTCCAAATCTTGGATACGAATAGTCATTGGCGTTACATAATTGTTATACCAACCAACTGTGCGATCAATAGGGTTGACGATGTGTTGAGACCATTGATCAAAAATAGTCTTAACAGTCATTTGACGATCAACGTGAAACGTCAGCGTAATTGGGTCATACATGCGGTCGTAAACTACTTCACGAGTTTCACCATATGAACGGTTAGCAGTTGTAGCGAAATTGATACCAGGAAGAGTTGCCTTCTCACAGAATAGCAACATTCGTTTAGTAAGTTCAGGCATCGCTTTCGGTGGAGTGAAGTCTACCGTGAAGCGGTTCGTTCTAGCGATACCCTTTGTTTTGATTTCAGCAATGAAATCTTTTTGTCTATTAGCTGATGGTTGTGTAGCCATTTTACTTTTTCTTCTTTCGTTTCATTCGGTTTACAGCCTGTCTAGATTTGTCCCAAATTCTGTCATCAGGCATTTTAACGAATTGTTCAACTGGTAATAAAACAGCTGTTGTCCAGTCATACGCTCTAATCTCACGGAAAGTAGATCGTAACCCACCAAAGTTATAATTGTGAAAAGCTGGTACGGCTGCAGCAAACTTTGTAACACCTTTGATAGCTGCCCAACTGTATTTGATACGTGTGGACTCATCCATCTTGGCGTTTGTTTTATACTGCATCAAATGATACAATAATTGAACACGCATCTGGTATGGCAGGTAATGGAAGTTGATTCCACTAAACCCACTAATTGAACGCTGGTATAATAAAGTACACGGAAAACGGTCAAAGTAAGGAATCTTATCTTTATACAAAGGGTCATAGATATACATGTACATCTTCCCAGGCATCAACTTGGTTGTAAGTTGAGTTGGGTTACCTTTTAGAACCATCCACGGGCTGTTAATTTGTTTCATCAACAAAATCATCTGCTGTTCGTACCAAGCCTTTGACTTACGAAAGGCTGTTTTTAGATCGTACTTATTCTTCTCGAAGATATCGAGAGCAGCGATCTGGGCAGCAGTGCGAGATTGTTTGATTTGAACTGGCATATCCTATATTTAGGTATTATAAGCCAAGTTCCTTTTCCGTAATGATTTTAAATTCCCAACCACGGTCTTTAGCATATTCAGTTGCTGCTTTCCATTTAGCTTGGTTTTTGATAAAACTATATGATTCAGCTAAATAGCGTTGGGTACGCTTGCCAGGGAATACAGGCGGCGCAGTCTGTTTTAGGGGTTTGACTTCGATTAGGTAAGTTCTAGTTGAACCGTCTCTTTGCTGAACACGGATCTTAAAGTCTATAAAGTATCGGTGCAGCTTATTATCAGTTGGACATACATACGGAATTACCGTCTCTTCCGAACTCCAACGAACTATTTGAGGGTTTGTATCGCACCACTTTGCAAACCGTGTTTCCCAAGAAGAACGCATTATGATATTAGATACGTCCCCAGAGTATTTTTGTGGGTTTATTGGTACATAACGTCTTTTATGGAACATAAATATATAATCAAATAAAAAATATTTAGGAAGCCTGTATGGGAATTCTCGATTACATGAGCCAGAAGGTAGGTGATGCTAAAGGCTTCATTTCTGGCGCAGTAAAAACATCAAAAGACGCTGCTGTGTCAGCGAAAGACATAACAACCAAAGCACTCAATCCGCCAAGAGAAAAATGGATTGACAACAGCCGTCGTTCTTTTGATATTAACAAGTATAGGGTAGACCAGATGTCATACCCTATGGATTTATTATCACCGCAGTATGGTGGTAATTATGCTATTTTCTATGTCAATATCTCTGATGCTTCTAGACTATCACTCACTGAAGAAACGGTTGAATTAGATCACAAGACAGAAGCTAGAATGCGTGGTTCTCTAGTAGCCAATGCTAAGAAACTAACAGACACTTTTGAAGGTATGATTAGATCAACCAATAAGGCTCTACCAGACGCTGTTGGTAAGATTGATATTGAAGCTGTCAAGAACGCTGTGCCTTTTAACGCTAGAAGTCAACGCCGTCTTAAAACTGCTATTGCTCTTCACATCCCAAACCAATTGAGCGTTCGTTATGCCACTCAATGGGGTGAGGCTGAAACTGCCACTGCGCAGGCTTTGATGTCTGCTGGTTCATCTGGTGTTAACGCAGTCGGCGCTGCTCTTTCTGGTAATGCTGCGGCTGCTAAGAAGAACTTGACTGATACTATGGCTACTGGAGCTGAAGCTGCTTTCGCATATGGTATGAATAAGGTGCCAGGAAAAGATGCTATCAGCGGTGCCGCTGGTCTAGCATCCAACCCAAAGAAAGAACAAACTTTCCAAGGTGTTGACTTCCGTAAGTTTACTTTTGACTATCAATTTTATCCAAGAGATGAAGCAGAAGCCCAAAACGTTTTAAACATTATTCACCAGTTCAAATTACATATGCACCCAGAGTTCAAGAGTGAGTTGAACTATGTTTGGATTTACCCATCTGAGTTTGATATCACTTATTACACTAGCGGTACAGAAAACTTAAACCTACACAAACATACTTCTTGTGTGTTGGAGAGCATGAGTGTTAATTATACGCCAAACGGTAACTTCTCTGTATTCGCAAATGGTATGCCGACACAAATTAATATGTCACTAGAGTTTAGAGAACTACAACTTGCGTCGAAAGAAACTATTGGCTTGACGCCAGGAGGACTATAAATGTATTTTAAAGAATTCCCTCAGTTTCTTTATGACTTCAACTATGGTGACCGAATCAAAACAAGTATTGTAAAAGACATTACACGTAACGTTCGATTTAGAAAAGAGATTCTGTCGAACATTACATTGTATGACGAGTATGATATTATTGATGGTGAAACGCCAGAGATTATTTCTGAAAAGTTTTATGGTACGCCAGAATACCACTGGATTGTTATGTTGTGTAATGGTAAGTATGATTACAGATCTGACTTCCCAGTACCTGAAACTGTTTTAGCGAAGCATATCGCTGATGTATATAATCCAAAGCTGTATTCTTCTGATTGGTTTTGGGATACGCACGAAGACGGCTTGTTATATTTTCATATCAAGATTACAAGTACAAAGGTTCCATTCGACCCTGCTTATCTAACTGCTCCAGTAAAGATTACAATTCAAGATGATGATAGATCGTTTGTTGTAGATCTTAACTTCCCAGTAGACCCTCTTGGTCTAGATGTAGCTACTCAATACTTCTACTTCCCATTAATGAATCATTCTGATGAATGGTTGCTTGCTCATGGTAAAGAAGGCGCAACGGTTGAATCTGGTGTTGGTAACGTTGAGTTGACCATTATCACTGAAGGGCGAGAATATAACCCAGTGTATTATGTCAATGCGCAGGGTCAGACAGTTAACCCAGTATCTGGAGCAATCCCTATTACTGGCGACACGCAACATAGATATGAGAATGATCAAAAGCGAAGAATTAAGATTATTTCTCCAACTCTGTTGGAAACAATCCTTAGAAACTATCAAGACGAGTTATAATGCCTGAAATTGTCAATGCTGCTAATACGTTAAGGTTCGCTGGTGATGTAAGCATCGAAAAGGTGGAAATCATCACACCTAAAGGTGTTTACCAGAACGTCAGAAACCAAGTAATTCAATTGAGAATATTTGAGGATATCTTCTCTCCATTCATTACAGGGTCAGTCGTTCTAAAAGAATCATTTGACTTACATTCTTTGCTACCACTGATTGGTGAAGAATTTATTGAAATCAAAGTTACAACTCCAACGCTGGATAAACCAATCAGCGGGTTATTCCACATCTATAAGATGAACGACAAAATCAACATTGGCGATAGAGCCGTTGGTTATGAATTGAACTTTATCTCCGCTGAAGCGTTGGTTGATACTAACAAGAAAATCAGTAGAGTTTTCTCTGGTAAGATCTCAGACATTGTTAGAACTTTCGTTGTCGATAAGATGGACGGACTAGAGAGCAAAAAGAAGTTCAACGTTGAGAATACTCGTAACACTATTAAGTACGTTTCTCCGTATTGGGGACCAGTTCAAAACTTAACGTATCTTTCAGATAACTCTATCTCAGAAAACCAATCACCGTCTTTCTTGTTCTTCGAGAACCGTGATGGTTTTAATTTTAGATCGCTAGAAAGTCTGTATAAGACTAAAACATTCCAGCAGTTTATTATGGATAAGTATTCACGTGATAACTTCCCACAGGGTGGTAACGCACTGAACATTTTGGAAGACTACAAGCGTGTTGGCGAGATTGACTTTATTGAATCATATGACTACATGGATAGATTGTCTGGTGGTATGTATAACTCTAAACTAATCTCCTACGACTCTACAAAGAAGACCTACACCGTTAAGAACTTTGATATTAAAAAGAAGTTCTCCAAACAGATTCACTTGAACGAAAACCCATTGTTCTCCGATAAGGCTATCGGTAGAAGCAATGCAAAGCACATTCTATTCCCTCGTGCTTTTGAAACGTTTACTTCTTTCGGTGATACCACAAACGCTCGTATTGTTCAGGAACGTATATCTTTCTTGAAGATGGCTGAAGCTCAGAAGGTTAATATCACCGTTGCTGGTCGTTGCGATTACACTGTCGGTCAAGTTGCCGAGTTAACTTTGTACAAGAAACAACCTATGAAGAAAAGCGATAGAAACGAAGATTTGGTTGATACTGTTAACAGTGGTAAGTATTTGGTGTCTGCTATTAATCACCAAATCTCCACAGACGGTCATACATGTTTTATTGAATTGATTAAAGACTCTATGAAGAAGAAAGTTGGATAATGGCTCAAAATAGTATTTACTTCGGTGTAGTTGAGAACCGTGTTGACCCATTGGAGTTGGGTCGCTGTCAAGTTCGTGTGGTTGGTTTACACACTCACGACAAGAACCTTTTACCCACTTCAGATTTACCATGGTGCGCAGCTATGCAGCCAGTTACATCTGCAGCTATGAACGGTATTGGTCACACTCCGATTGGACCAGTTGAAGGTTCTTCCGTTGTTATTATGTATCTTGACGATTCATACCAGCAGGGTATTATCATGGGCGCTGTTGGTGGTATTGCCACAAACCCAGTACCTATTGACTTTGACGACTCTGGACCAATCGCTGAAACAGATTCAGTAGGCAAAGACGTCGTTCGTTTAAGAAGCGTCCCTGGACCAACCAACGGTCAAATTATTAAACTGTATGACCCAGACTATAACCGTCAAGACTTGACTTCAAAACTAACTGCCAACATGCGTGTTAGTGGTTATGGTATTGAATATGGCACAGTTATCGTTTCCATTGATAGTGGAACACAAATTACAGTTTCAAAGGCTGTTCGAGATTACGGTGAAAACCTTATTGACTTTGAACCACCACTGGCTTCTGTTCAAGCTGTGGTTGCCTCTAAGACTAACATCACTGGTTCAACACTTGACCAAAAAGCGGAAGCGGTTAAGACGACCCCAGTAAACAATGAGATTCCAACTCTACCACCTATCCCAGAGTTTAAGAATACGCAAACAAAGGCGTCTGAAGGTATTAAGGCTCTTATCGCCGCATGCGACAAAGTTGGATTGACAACTAAAGAACAGAAGTGCGCTTTGCTTGGTATTGCTGGTGGTGAATCTGGATGGATTCCTCAGAAAGAAGCATATAACTACTCAGCTGCACGTTTGAAGCAAATCTTCTCATTTGCTACTGATGAAGACGTCGCTACTTACGCTGACGCTGCTAAGAAAGGCGTCACACGAGAGCAGTTCTTCTCTTGGTGTTATGGACCAACCAAACGTGGTAAGGGTTTCTTTGGTCATACGACTGATGAGATGGCTGGCAAGTATTATGGTCGTGGTTTTATCCAATTGACTGGTTACTCAAACTACAAGCGTTACAACGACATGGCTCAGAAGATGGGTTTACTTGTCGACATTGTAAACTTCCCAGATTCTCTAGACTTAGACATTAACACGTCAGCTATTATTGCTGCATTGTACATTAAAGATCGTGTGTCAAAGGGTGTTAATTCTAACGCTCACCCAGACTATTTCTATGCAGCTAAAAAAGCTGTTGGTGTAAACTCGCCAGATATCGCTGCACGTAAGTTACGATACTATGAATATTTCTACGGTAAAGAAGGTAGTGGTGGTGTTAGCAAAGATGCTGGCGCAGCTATTCCAGCTGTTGAAGATTCTACTGATTCAAAACCAGGGCCATCTAAGAAGTCTATTGAGACAGGTTCTTTTGGTTTAGGTTTCCGTGACCCAAATAATAAATACCCGCTTAAAGATTACATTGGCGAGTCTGATGTGAACCGTCTAGCTCGTGGTGTTATTGAAGGTACAGTTGTTAAGTTGAAAGACGCAAACCGTAAGATTGGTATTCCAACTTCTGGTGGTGCTACATGGGATCAACCAGCTGCTCCATATGGCGCTAAGTATCCGTTCAACAAAGTGTTTGAGTCTGAATCTGGTCACATCCAAGAGTTTGACGATACACCTGGTCAAGAACGTGTTAACACATACCATCGTTCTGGCACATTCACTGAGGTTGATGCTAACGGTACACAAGTAAACTATATCGTTGGTGATAACTTTGTCCTGATGGAACAGAACGGTTGTATTCACGTTGCTGGTGAATGTAACATTACAGTTGATGGACAAACTAACATCTACGCTCGCTCTGACGCTAATATTAAAGTTGAACAAAACGCTACGCTAACTGTTGGTAACAACTTAGATATTGGAGTTGCTAACGATGTATCTCTAGCAGCAGGTGGCGACTTCTTGGTAAAAGCTGGTGGCAAATTTAACGTCGATGCTGCAGAGATTAACGTGAAGTCACAAGCTAATATGTCTATGCAAGCTGTTGGAGATTTATCTAACAAGGGTGCTAAGGTTGCTATTGAATCAGAAGGTGACGCAGACTTTAACGTTGCTGGTACATTCAATATGAACTACTCTGAAGGTAACTTCGGTGTTAGCGCAGGTAGTGCAGCTGATGTAGGAAACGTTACATTGACTCCGCCACCTGCAGGTTCACCATTGAACTCTGTAATTGGTTATTCTATCGCACCTCCAAGAGAGTTTGAAGAGAAGGCTGTTGTTGAAACCCCAGACGATTGGGATACACCAGAAGGTCGTGCTGCGGCTCAGAAGCAAGCTGCCACTGAAGGTGTGGTCGGTGCAGTTGTTCTACCAGAAGCTGATGAATCAGCCCCGACGCCTACTGGCGGTTCTGGTAAACCAGTCGCAGTTGATAAAGGTGATATCCAGAACACTAGAGACTTCACGAACGATTATCGCTTGTCTAAGAACGTTGTCCTTGGTATGGTTATTGCTGATAAGAAACACGTTCTTACACCTCAGATGTTACAACCAGCTTCTGGCGGTCAAGAACGTCTATACACTGTGCAGGAAATTGTAGGTAACTTAGCCGAAACTGCAAACAACATCATTGAGCCTATTATTGATGTATTGCCAGGGGGTCGTTCTGGATATGGTACACAGTGGGTTATTTCTTCAGGATATCGCTTGAAGGGTGTTGTTAAGAATGAGTCTCCAACATCAGACCACTGTAAGGGTCACTGCGTAGATATCGTGTTGAAGATTCCAGACAAGTACACTAAGACTTATGAGATGATTCAGAAGATTGAACAGTTGATTGTTTATGATCAGTTGATTCTTGAGTATCGTGCACCTGATTCTGTTTGGATGCATATGTCTTATCGTAAGGATAACAACCGTAAGATGGCGTTCACTATGGTAAACGATAAAGTCTACAAGCGTAATTCTAAGGGTCTACCAGCTGGATTCTTCTTGATAAATACTATCCCACCGAAGGGTACAATTTAATGGCTGCTGTATGGAATATTGAGACATTCCCAATGGTTGACGAGTATGAGGCATTCACTCACTCGTTGACCTATACGGATGACGAGTTTCCATCTAAGACATATAGTGTTGTCATTACAACAACTGAAGAGCAACCTGAAAACGTTTTTATTAGTGGCAATAACATTTCGGGATATTACTCGGATGTATTTGATATGTTCGTCAAGTATAAGACAACCGCTGTACCAAACGAGTTCATTTCTGTAAATAACTTTAGAAAAGTTGATCTAGAAAAACTAGAACAGATTATTGAGTACAGTCCAGACTTGACTCCAAATAAAGTTTACAATTACACGGCAACGGTCTATGAAGTCGTTGGTAACCAAAACACTTTAGTTACAACAAAGGCTTACACTAAAACTGTAAACAACAACTGGGATTTGAATAGAGAATTACTGTTACGTTATATTTCCAAGACTGGCGCTATTGACGAGGCGTTGTATAAACAATGGATAAATAGTATTAATGATGCCATAGTTAAATGGAAGAATACATCCAACGTTGTAGTAAATTGGACATAAAATGCAAATCCCAAATAGTTTTAAGTTAAGAACAGGTGCGATACAGTTAGCAGAATTAGATGCTAACTTCGACATCATTCAGGTTACGGTAAACCAACAAGCTGAAGCTATTACTAAAAGCCAAACGGATATTTCTAACCTTGTAACTACAATTGCTAACTTTTCAGCTATTCCAATTGGTTGTATCGTTATGTGGGGTGGTTCGGTTGGTTCAATTCCCTCTGGTTGGAGACTATGTGATGGTACAAATAACACGCCAGATTTAAGAGATAGATTCGTTATCGGAGCCAGATCAGATTCTACTGGTCCAGCTACAACGTTTGTAACTGGCGCTGATACTAAGTCTGGTGGCTTTAAAGATTCAGTTGTTGTTAATCACGGTCATACTGCCACTTCTTCTGCAACGTCATCTGGTTCATTGTCTTCTGACACTGACGCTTGGTCGGCTACATTTTATGCCAATGATTCTGGATTATATGCGGCTGCTGGAAATGCCAGCAATGCGGGTTACAACGGTAATACGTTTGAAGATAATGGCTTTACGAATCAAAATAATGAAAACAGAGGAGTGACTATCTCTCGTTCACATAGCCACACTCACACTCCAACCATTACAACAAACGTGACAACTACGGTCACTGCAACAGGTGAAACTGGCACGAACAGAAACCTTCCACCATATTATGCTTTGGCATATATCATGAAGATCTAATATGCCAGGAGTTTCAGTTATCGGAGATACTACAACTGGTCACGATGGATTCCCACCGACTAAGATGGTGACGTCTCCAGTTTCTAAGACCAAATTTAATGGTAAGAAGCCAGGAGTTGTAGATCCTTCTTGTCAGTTTATATTACACTCTAAGGGTCAAGAAATTCACCCTCAGGAAATAAGATACCCAGTTGAGGGGTCTAGCAAGACTAAAATTGAAGGGTATTACTTAGCAAGAATTGGTGATAAATTAAACGATGGTGATTATATCGCCAAAGGTTCAGACAACAGTTTTATAGAATAAATAATATCTATGAGCAGAAATACAAGAACATTCTCGGACTTAGACTTTAACTTCTCCCCACACCCAGTGACGGGAGACTTGGTTCAGAAGCACGACGAGAATGCTATCAAGCAGGCTGTAAAAAACCTACTTCAGATTCGTCACTATGAGAAGCCTTTTCATAGTGAAGTTGGTTCTCCATTAAGAGAACTACTATTTGAGAACATAACACCACTTACTGAGAAGATGGCTCGAAGAGCTATCGTCGACATTATTTCAAACTTTGAACCAAGAGTGCAATTAATAGACGTCAACGTTATTGCATCGGATGAGAACAACTCATTATATATCAACGTGGTTTTTAGAATCGTAAACACCGAACGACCAATAACTCTTGACTTCGTATTAGAGAGAACACGATAATGGCACAATCAACAAAACGTATTAAAGTTAATGCATTAGACTTTGATGAAATTAAAGATAACCTGAAGACGTTTTTATCGTCACAGGATAAGTTTAAAGACTATGATTTTGAAGGTTCTTCTTTCAACATCCTTCTTGACCTTCTTGCATATAACACCCACTATAACAACTTGTACACCAACTTGGCGGTCAACGAAATGTTTCTTGACTCCGCTTCAAAGCGTGCGTCAGTTGTTTCTATCGCTAAGACGCTTGGTTATATTCCAAGTTCAGCTGCATGCGCTAAAGCATATGTAAACGCTACAATTACTGCTCCAACATACTACCAAAGCGTTATTACTCTTCCAGCGAACCAACCGTTCTTGACTTCTATTGACGGTGTATCATACACATTCTATAACACCTCTGACGTTACTACTGTTGCCGTTGGTGGTACTTATACGTTTAACGACATTGAATTGATTGAGGGTATTCCTCTAACATATAGTTACACGATCCGCACTGGTCAGAAATACATTATCCCTAATGCTAACGTTGATTTGTCCACTCTTGTGGTTAAGGTGCGTGAAACTGCCGACTCAGATACATTCGTGGTTTACACTTCAGCTGGCGCAGTTACAGACATGGACTCAAACTCTAAGTCTTACTTTATTAAAGAACTTGACGATGGTATCTACGAAATTTACTTCGGCGATGGCGTAGTTGGTTACAAACCAATTGATGGTAACTTCCTGACAATGGAATATTACGTTTCTTCTCTAGAAGGACCAAACGGTTCCAACCAGTTCTCTTATGCTGGTACTGCTCTTTTGGGTTCAGGTTTAACTGTTGTTGCCTCTACTGCCGCTGTTGGTGGTTCTTCGCCAGAAGACGTTGAAGCTATTAAGTACAACGCACCACGTATGTTCGCTGCGCAGAACCGTGCTGTTACAACAGAAGATTACAAAACCTTAATTATTAAAAACTTCCCTTCAGCTTCTTCAGTTGTTGTTTGGGGTGGTGAAGATAATGACCCACCTATCTACGGTAAGACGTTCATTTGCGTAAAACCAAAGGACACGAACAAGCTAACTGATACTGAAAAAGATTATATCAAGAACCAGATTATCGCTCCGAAGTCTGTTGTTTCTATCACACCTGAGTTTATTGACCCAGAATACTTCAACGTTCAGATTGACGTTACAGCTTACTACAACTCTAAAGTTTCTGACAAAACTCCAGCCCAGTTGGAAACCCTAATCCGTGAAGCAATCTACGCTTATGATGACACCAACTTGAAGCAGTTCGACGGTGTTCTACGTTATTCTCAACTTGTACGTCTAATTGATGAAGTTGACCAAGCCGTTGTTAACAACACGACTAAGATTTTGGTTCGTCGTGAGTTTACTCCACGATATAACCTATCAGCCGAATATAAGTTGAACATGATCAACCCGATCTTTAACTCAACAATTCCTGCTGAATCTGTTATCTCTACTGGTTTCTATATTCCAAACACTGCTAACATCCACTACATTGACGATGATGGTCAGGGTAACTTACGTCTATTCTACTATGATGCTCAACAGAATAAGTATATTGTGAACCCAAAGATTGGCGAAGTTGATTATGCAAACGGTACTCTAATCGTTCGTAACTTAACTATCACTTCTATGGCTGACGCTACTTTTGAATTCATCTTGAAGCCAGAATCTTATGACGTTGTTACAGCGTATAACCAGATCGTTCAAGTTGCTCGTAACTATTTGAGCGTAAACGTAATTAACGATATGACTGCTGCTGGTTCTAACCAAGCTGGTAAGAACTATATCTTCACTTCTATCAGAAACCTAAAGTAATATGGCTGATAATAACAACCTTAGAGTTGCGCTGAAAAACTTAGCGGCGCAACAATTACCTGAATTCGTAAGAGCCGAATTTCCAACGTTCGTCTCTTTCGTAGAGGCATATTACGAATATTTGGATAATCAAGGGGTTGATCTTAGAAACGTTAGAGACATCGACGAAACTCTTGAAGAATATTTGAAGTTCTTCAAGGGTGAACTTGCCCACAACTATCCAGTTGTTAGCACTGATATCAATACTGAACGTTTCTTGTTGAAACACATCAAGGAACAATACCTAGCAAAAGGTTCTGAAGCCTCATATAAACTTCTATTCCGTTTGCTGTATGGTAAAGACGTTTTCATTGATTACCCAGGACGTCAGATGCTTCGTGTATCCGATGGTCGTTGGACACAAGACGTTTCTATTTTCGTTCAAGTTGCGCAGGGTAATCCTATCAACTTGATCGGTAAAACTATTAACATTCAAACTGGTAAAAAGATCTACAACACCGCTGTTGTAGCTGGTGCAGATGCTTTCTCTGGCGTCACTGCCAGCGTACAGAATGCAGTTGTCGTAAACGAAACTCTTAATATCTGGGAATTATTCTTAGATAGAAACTTCTACGGTGACATTGCCCCGAACAACACAGTTAAGTATGGTTCAGAATTTCAAGCTACGATTCTACCAAACACTGCCAAAATTAAAATCAACGACGCAGGTAAGAACTTCAGACCTGGTATGGTTTTCCAGTTAAACACTGGTGAAGGTACACCGTTCTGGTTTAAGGTTGCCACAGTTACTGAAACTGGCGGTTTGAAGACTATTGACGTTATCAAGTTCGGTCTTTTCTACAACACAAGTTTCTCTGTAACTGTTCTACCATCTTCAGCTGTAACATCCAAGCGTAAGAGAAACACTGTTGTTTCAGACTTAACATATACTGTTGCAAGTAACGGTAAGGTTGTAGAATACAAAATTTTAACTGGCGGTTCTAACTATCAACTGCCACCCCTAATTGAAATTACAGGCGATGGTACTGGAGCTCAAGCACACGCTGTGATTGAAAATGGTTCAATTACAGAAATCGTTATTGACGATTTTGGTATCGGATATAGTGAAGTTTTCGCTCAGGTGACTAATGCTCCTGGAGACGTTTTTGGCGCTGGTGGTTCTGTTAAGCCTGTTATCGGCGCTGACTATGACTACAACTTTAACGATAAGACGGAAGGTTTTACCGAATCTGGTTACGTTAACATGGGCGATTACTGGGACTCATCTGAGCACGGTAGATTTGCTAACGTTGTTGTACCGCAGTTGAGAAACGATGTTATTACTGATATCATTATCACGAACCAAGGTCAAGACTATACCACAGCGACTGTCACTATCACCGACCCAACAGGTGCTGGTACAACTGCAGGTGCAGTAATTACTGATGGTAAGATTACAGGCGTTGTTATTGATACCTTTGGTCACGGATACACCAACCCAACTGTCACTATCGACGGAGATGGTACTGGTGCAACGGCAACCGCAGTAGTTAAAGACGGTTGTATTACATCATATACTATTACTAACGGTGGTTCTGGCTACGATATTCCAACCCCTTGGATTGATATTAACTATCCGCAAAGCAATGGTGTTAACATTAATGGTTCAGCGCGAGCAGAAATTAAGGTTGACGGTATTACTGATGGTGTTATTACTAGCTGTAAAGTGACATATCCTGGTCACGGTTATCTGTCTGTGCCAACTCTAAAGGTTGTTGGTTCTTACGGATATGCCAACGGTGGTTATGTTGGTACAATTGCTCGTCAGTTCTTTATTAACGCTGCCGATACGTTAGGTGATGATCCAGCTATCTTGAACGTTAGCTTGGATGCCGTTTCTAAGTATCCTGGTTATTACAAGACAAACGATGGTTTCTTGGATGATTCTATGATGATCCAAGACTCATACTATTTCCAAGCCTTCGCTTATGTGTTGAAGATTGACGAACAACTAGAAAAGTATGCATCCGTTGTTCGTTCTATGCTCCACCCTTCTGGTATGGCCATGTTCGGTGAGTATAGTATCAACAACAAGATTACTCTTGCAGTTGGTCTTACTTCTCTTGTCAAATCCCTTGGTGTTACTTTATACGATTCTGTTATTGCATCAGATGACTATGAACTTGACTCCAACGGTAACGTTATCCGTGGTACTTTCTATGCAGCGTATAAGTACCTTGAAACCGAGTATGATGGTAACAACATTACTGATATCACAACTTGGTTATTTACTAAGAAGCTAGAAGATAGTTATACAACATCTGAACTATTTGATAAATTCTTTACTAAGGGTATTGGTTTAACTGGACAAGCTGAAACTGCCTTCATGACAGAAGTTGTTTCTAAGAACTTCTCGAAATCCGTTGCTGATACAACTCAGTTATTAGAGATATTCGCGAAAATACTCACAACGAAAGCATTTACAGATTTTGTTCCAATGACGGAACAACATGCTATTGCATTTACCCTAAATACAATTAATGATCCAACATCAGGTATATATGCCGAAGATGGATATATTGTGCTTGAACCATATGACACTGGTTCATATGCGTTTGAACATTACGCAAACGAACGACCATCAACTTTCTCATCTTAAGGAGACACTATGATTGAACAAATTAAACATGGAAGCCAAGTAAGCCCAAAGGGTTGGGTTACTATCACTAAAACAAACGAAGCGGGTCAAATTACTGACCAATTTGAAGTACCAAATTTAGTTGTTACTACTGGTAAAATTTACATTGCTGGTAAAATGATTGCAACTAACCAAGACGTTCCAGTTGCTATGACACACATGGGTATTGGTACTGGTACTGCTTCTCCTCTAGCAGAAGACACTACACTAGGTACTCAAACTGGTCGTGTTCTATTGTCTGGTAACTTGCAAGAAAACAACTCTATTACTTACACTGCTACTTTCCCAGCAGGTACTGGTACTGGTGCTATTACTGAAGCTGGTATTTTCAACGCTTCTACTGGTGGTACTATGCTTTGCCGTACAGTGTTCCCAGTTGTTACTAAGCAAGCTGGTGATACTATTGCTATCACTTGGAAAGTTACAGTAAGTTAATCTCTAGTTTTTCTATATTATAACAAGTTAAACTATCGACGGAATTAAAAATGGCAGATACAAAATTAGTAAAAACGATCCTATTTAAAGCATTAGCTGAAGGTGTTTTCAGGGACGTTGTTACGAAGTCTTCTTCATACTACTATTTTCTTGGTCAAACCTTGGGATGGGTTGACGAAAACAACCCACCAAAACCGATCGATAGTTTGACTTACGACCACGCTGTTCGTAATGAGATTATCACTATCAAAGAAATTAAACCATCAGACGTTTCTTTCGTTGTAAAACGTAGAGATTGGGCGTCTGATGTTGTTTATGACATGTACGATGACATGTATGCGGACGAAGTTATTGGCGTTGATATTATCTCTGGTGGTTCTGGCTACATTAACGTATCTGATATTGTATTAACTATCAGCGGTGGTGGTGGTACTGGGGCAACAGCTGTTGTTTCTGAAATCACTGGCTCATCTATTTCAGGTATTGTTTTAACTAATCCTGGTTCTGGATACACTTCAGTTCCAGAAATCACTGTTGATTCAGCTTCTGGTTCTGGCGTTGAACTGCGTGTTAAGATTGGCATGTCTTCAACTGGTGCTCAGAAGATTGAAGATGCTGCGTTTTATGTTGTTACTGATGAATATAACGTATACAAGTGTTTGGATAATAACAACGGTGCTTTGTCTAAGATTAAACCATCTGGCACTCAACTAGATCCAATCAAAACATCAGAAGGATATATTTGGAAGTTCATGTATAACATTCCAATTAACCTTCGTAACAAATTCTACACCGACGAGTATATCCCTGTGGTTTCAGCTTTGACTAACCACTTCTACTCGAACGGTACAATTGATAACGTCTACATCACAAACCGTGGTGAAGGATATTCAAGTGCAATCGTTTCTGTGACTGGCGACGGATACAGAGAATCTGACCCTATTCTAATTACAAGAGCAACTGTTGTTTCAGAGGGTACTGGTTACTCTGAAGGTGCTACTATTGAGTTTGCACCGCCTTTCACGTCATTCTCTCCATTCATCCCAAATGGTTCAGTGAACTTGGGGCAAATCATCAAGAACGGATACGATGATTTCTATGAAGTTTCTACTCCTGGACAAATGGGACCAGTACAACCTAGTCACAAGTTTGGTACAGTTCTAAGTGGAACATCTGCTTTGAAGTATCGTGGTACTACTATGCGTGGTACTCTAACGCTACGAAACGATAGAAACATTACAGGTATTGATATTTTAAACGGTGGTTCTGCTTACACTTTACCTCCGATTGTCACTATCAATGACCCAACTGGTCAAGGTGCACAGGTAACTGCTGTTATTGGTGATTCTTCATTAAGCTCAATCACAGTCAATAACTCCAATTCTAATCACAACTATGTTTCGCCAATCCTTACAGTTGTTGGCGGTGGTGGTTCTGGTGCTATCCTGCAACCAGTATTGGTAAACGGTGATATTGACGAGGTTGTTGTTATTTCAGGTGGTACTGGTTACACTGAAGTTCCAACTATCCGTATTGAAGACGTTTCTGGAAACGGCGCTACAATGACTGCTATCTTATCAGGTTCACCTGTATTAGATATCATCATTATGGATGGAGGCGAAGGATACACTGACCCAGAGATCTCTATTGACCCTGCTCCTGGTGATTCTGGCTTTGGCGCTACTGCTGCAGCCACTGTAGAAACTGGTGTTATTGATGATGTAACTTTAATTGGTAGCATTCGTGAAGTTGTTCTAATCAGCCCTGGTTCTGGTTACATCAACCCACCAGAAGTTACAATTAGTGGCGGTGGCGGTAACTATGCTGTCGTTCGTTCTAAGTTGTACGCTGACCGTGTTATTTCCACATCTGTTATTAATGCAGGTGAGAATTATCTTGGCACTCCTTCTATCACTTTTGGAACACCATGGGAACAAGGTTTTGAAGTTTACACAAACGACCAATTCTCAAATGGCGCTAACCTATACACAGTTGTTGAAGGTGGCTTCCTAGGTCACGTTTCTCCATCTTGGAATAGTGGCACTCAATATTCTTCTGTTCCATGGGCAGCTTCAACCGAAGTGTTCGAGGGTGACACAGTTTACAGAGAAACTTCTGGCGTGAAGCACATGTATCTAATCCTAGAAGATGGATATACTAGCACAACTCCACCTGAATTTACATCAGGTGACGGTTCTGATGTTACATATGGCGTTGGATTACGATATATTGGTATTTGCGCGAGTTTGAGGAGAGACGGTACAGTTGCAACTGGTTACGCTGTTATGCGTTACGGCGCAGGTTACTCTGTGACTCCAGCTGTTAATATCGTTGATGACAATGGCACTGGCGCTGAGATTAACTTCTTTACCGCTAAGTCTGAAGCTAAGATTTCTGCAATTACAGAAAACGGGCAGATTATCTATTTGGTTATTGATGATCCTGGGGTTGGTTACACTAAAGCATCCATCACTGTTACTGGTGATGGTGAAGGTGCATTGTTAACAGCTGACCTTTCTTTGGGTGCTATTTCATCACAACAAGCTAACAACGAAATTCTGACACCAGCTGGTACTATTGACGCTATTGCTATTGTTTCAGGTGGTTACTCATATGGTGTTGCTAACATTCTAATCGAAGGTGACGGCGTTGGCGCAACGGGTAAAGCTATCATTGACCCAATCACTCAAGCGATTACTAAAGTACAAATTACTAACCGTGGTGAAGGGTATACTTACGCAAACGTTAAGATTATTGGTAACGGTTCTGGTGCTGTTTTAAGAGCTATCATTTCCCCATTCGGTGGTCATGGTAAGAGTTCCCCTGAAGAACTATACGCTACAAACTTGATGTTCTACACTAACATTTCTAACGACCTTAACCAAGGTGTTGTGGTTGGTAACGACTATCGTCAAGTTGGTATTCTAAAAGACCCTCGTGTGTTCGACGGTTTTGAGCGTTTCCAAGGTTCGTTGGGTTCTGCTTGTTTTATCATTCAGGCTCCAGTTAATATCCAAAGATTCTCTAAAGATGAGAACTTGTATATTGAACGTGTGGCACGCCCAGAAATTGAATGGGAACCTTCTATCACTCTAAATACTGGTGACTTTATTTGGACTGGTGAAAGAATCTATGCTGTTGCTGAAGGTGGCGTTGCAGGTTCTTCTGCCCCGACTTCTACTACTGGTACAGAAACAAACGGTTTCGCTAAGTTGAACTATGTTGGTTCAACTAAGTCTAAGAAACGTTATCGTATCGTTTCTTTATCATCTGACTTTGCTTTGGTACAATCATTAGACAGCGATGTACCAGAGTCTAACGACGTCTTCATCAGAGAGACTAACATCTCTGACAACTTTACTGCTATTTCTGTTGGTATGCCGAACTTTGATAA